CGGCGGGCCATGATCTGATAGCGCCCCGGCTGCTGGACGACAACGCTGACCTCGGCAACCAGAACCTCTGGACCACGCGAGTACGGAAACATTCCGGTGCCTGGTGTGTCGGCTTCCTCGCTCTCCACTACGCCACAGTCCACCCACTCCTCGCCCGCTCCGATGTCGTCTCGGATCTCGTCCACGTTCATCACTCCTCCTCCGCCCCTTCGAGGGCTTCCATGTAGGCCGTCATCCCTTACCCCCATACCCGGGTACGCACGCCACCGGCGACCGAGGAATGCGGGTCAACTCCGTCGAACCATCGTACTCGTCCACCAGGATCACCCAGCTCTCGGTCCACGCATACATCGAAGGGCAGCACATATGACCCAACCCGCCACGGAACGTGCGGCCCTCGACATCGAGAACCGCCGCCGCCCTGGACCACGGCAACAGCTCGCCAATCAGACCCTCGACACCCGGCCATGCCGTCCTCGACGGCCATTCCGCCGGCCCGATCACCACGCCCAGGATCTTTTCGCCCCCAGCCATCTCCAGCAACTCGTCCTTCGCGGCCATCAGCACCTCTCCCCGGCTCGACGTTGATACCCATCACGCGCAATCTGCAGAGCTTTCGCCGTCGTCAGAAGCCTCTCTCCCTTCTTGACGGCAATCTCCGCGTCGGCGGGCCGCGGAAACCGGCTCAGCATCGGCGCATGCAACGCCGGCACGCGAATGCTCACGTGCATCGACCCCCACTCGAACTCACGCTCTCCGCGGAGGTGCGGGCGCACGAACGTGTGGCCGCGCTTCGTCTTCCGGCGGTGAGCCGTGACCGGGTGCAGGATCGGCCGGCTCCGGCCATTGACCTTGACCTTGACTCGAGACTGGAACCAGCGAGGCGTCTCCATCTCGGGAATCCGCACCGTGATCTGGCGCCGCCCACGCTTCGCGATGACGTGCCAACCAAGATCCTGAGCGGACCATTCGTTCATCGCGAAAAGCAAAAAGTCGGCTTGCTCCGACGCGGGCATGCCATCGTTGCCGACGGCCATAGGATAGTCCCAGTGCCAGCCGTAACCATGGGCGGGCCGGGTCTTGACCCTCAACACGCGCGCGGTTCCAGTCTTCAGGCAATACGCCATCGGCGCCTCGGTCCAAGTTCGCATGCGCTCCCCGCGCTCCGAAAACTGAAACAGGAACGCAACGAGATACGTGCGCTCATGCTTGCGCGCAACCTCCACCCAAGGAGACATACGAGGCACCTCCGAGAACGATATGCACCGCGCGTAATCTTCGCGTTCAGTCTGCAAATGCCGAGTATCAAACCACACCGCACCAATCGACGGCGGAGAGGACTTGGCAAACGACGAAGCGCAGCCCACCTCAACCTTGTCAGCGTCTTCAAACTCCTCCCCGCGCTGCCGAATCACAAACACCGGACCCACCGTGCCCAGCAGCGCCTCGTAATCAGCTCCGGTCGAGGGCGCCAGCGTGCCCTTCGGCTTCCTCACCTCCTGCAACGCATCCAGCGCAGCGGACATATCGTCCAGCAAATGCCCGATATTCGTCAGCCGCCTTGCGCCAGAGCGCGCAACACCGCGGCCTGACGGCTTACCAATCGGCGCATCGACGCACCCTCCTGCCGCAACCCTTCGGCCCAACACCCGAGCCCACAGGCCACCTCGAACCGCTCGAGACTTGGCCTCGCCTTTCCGTTCGGGCCTTTGATCCGAAAATTGCATGGAGAAGCAGCGACCGCTTGGCGTACTAGCCAAAGTCAATCGCTGTTCGACTGCTTTGGCGTTTCGCTGTCTAGTTGTCGACGGGGAGGGCGCGTTCGCGTTTTCCCGCCGCCCGCGAATCTGAAGCTTATGTTCGCCCATTCTGGATAATTCTTGCTTGCTTCTTTTGCGGCTTGTATTCGTGCAAAAAGGTCTCGGGATTCAGCTGTCTCCTGCATCCCCTCTCTCCTCGGGTAAATTTGGGTTGATTATCTTTGGTAGCGAAAAAAGCGTAAGCTGTTCTTCGATCAAAAGATAAGAGAACACGTATCGCTTGACTTTCGGTGGTGCGCCCATCTTTATCCAGGATGGAAGCTTTCCGTTCCGTAACTTGCGCTTCCCCGACATCTCGAAGGCAAATTGATAGCTTCGTGGAGCTATCCCCACGAACGGCTCAAATACAACCCGATCGCCCGGCGCAGAGCCTTGCTGGCCTATATGTATGGAGTCGGAAAAAAGCTTTATTGTGGGTGTAACCAAGGCGGCCGGAAAAGAGGCCGACCTCATTGGTTGCTCCCCAGTGGCGCCAGCCTCTCGGGAGAAAGTTGGCCCCAGTTACGCCATGCGGGTCAGTCTTTCGCTGCACGTTGCACCCATACCCACAATCTGTTCATGCCACATGCCCTCCTCACCACAACAGACACCACCATACCGTGACAGTGTGTCAGTAGTCTAGTGGGGTAGTGAAATTTTCTGGGCACTGGCTCAGTGCGTCAGTGCGGATGCTGGGGGTGTGGGGGGAGTGGGCCGGCTAGATAGGACCTACCCAAGGCCGAACACCCAACAGCTCCGCGACTCGGATCCGCTTGTCCGGGAACACCACCCAAGGGTTCTCGCCACCACGCAACGACTCCAACATCATGTGCTTCAACTGCGCACGCTTCGCCCAACGCCGACCCCCCTCCAAACCGAACACCGGTGGCTTGACCTCTATCGCGGACATCATCGGCCTTCCCTCTTGTTGTGACACTGACACAGTGCAGATGTTGAGGGTGTGAGTCAAGGGAACGAAGCGCCATCCTCGCAGCGCGTGTTTCCCCAGGGTGGGGGTCGACCAGGAAAGCGGCTCGAGCTGCCCAGCGCGATGACCGCACGTCATCAGGATCTCGGCCTGGATCGGCCAGAGTGGCGAGAACCACCATTTAACATATCGCCAGTTACGCGCAGTCGCGCAGTCTCGCCACGTTGATTGGCGTTGTTCGCCAGTAGGCGCAGCGCATGTCCGGCATTGGGCACGCTCACCGCACGCTGTTGCGCAGTGTTCGCAGTCGCGGGCGCACGATGAGCGGGGCTCATGGGCAGGAACGATCCCATGAACAACCCTCATCATCGAGAATCCCGAAGAATCAGCCCGAACCATCAGGAATACCCGAAGGGTTCCATGGCGCCACCCACAAAGCGAGCGCCCGCTACTGCCCACGGTGCGCGGATCATGCAAGTGCCCATGAGGCGCCCGGAGCGGCCGGAGGACGGGCTTCTTGGGCTCGGCAGTGCATTGGTACTGGGTCGGCGCCTCGTGGCGCTCTCGGGCCTTGTGGATCTTCGGAGGGGCTGCTTGGCTCGACGTGCATTGAGCGCGCCGGATCCTGTCGCATTGAGCCGATCAATGGAGCGCAGTGTGGCGCGATTGGGCGCGATTGGAATGCGGCGAGGAGTCGCGCAGGAAGTGTGGGTAATGCGGTAGGGAATGCTCTAAAGCGGGGACAGTTACTATACTAAAGTGGTGGCCGTGTTCCTCATCATCACGAAGGTCAAGAGCGGAGAATCAAGGTCCGCCGCCGTCGGTCGCCTTCGCTCCCTCGGCTCCCCCTCTCCGCCGCCCTTTACCCTACACGCTGTTTCGGGCGCCTCGCAACGCCTGGATCGGCTTGAGCTATCGCGTTCGGGAGATTGATCGGAACAAACGATTGACACACTGTGCCAGCGCGGGCAACGTGCACTCATCCCGTCGCGATTGGCGGGCATCAAGGAGAGTCGGAACATGATCAGAATGAGTAAAAAGGCCCGCGAACGCGCCAAGTCACTTGCCGTCTGCTATGCGGCTTGGACCGAGGCAGACATTGGACCGGACGCGAGCGCTGAAGAATTGCGAGGAGCGGCCTTTTGGGCGGGGCAGTTGAACGAAGTGCAGGTAGAGATGGGGATCGAGATCGCCCCTGACTTGCCTGCTGTAATCCGCAGCATTAAAGAGCGCATCGCGGATCTGGACAACGCATGAACCATGCCGCGCCCTTCCGGGGGCGCATCATCTGGGAGAGTAGAGCAATGGCAAACCCTTATCGCAACGTATCGCGCGCCACCCTGGCGCGCTTCATAGCGAACACTGAATCGGCCATCGCGCGGGCGCGGATGGACGTCGCGCGGAATGAGGATCGAGTGCAACGTGGCGACGGGGGGGTCGAGCATCTTGCGGCCGCGCAGCGCACGCTGATTCGCGCGCTCGACCGTTACGCCAACCTCATGCACGAAGCTGAGCGGAGGGGCGAAGCATGAGCCTCCCCATGATCACAATCGAGCACGAGCTTGCGCCCGCCGACATCGCCGCGATCGCCGATAATCTCGTCGACACCCACGGCGCACCCGACTGCATTCCGAGCCATGACGTGCTCGACTATGCGCTCGAAGCACTGGATCTCGACTATGACGATCGTGACGACGTGCGCGTGCGGCCGTTGCTGGCGGCGATTGCGCGGGAGCTGGACGCATGATCACTGAAATGGAAGCACGTCACTTGTGCGCCATGGTGCGCACCGCGAACAACGGGTCCGCGTCGAATTGTCTCGCGCAAGCGTGCGGCGACAGACTGCTAGAGGTGGCGCCGTATCTGGGCACGCCAGACGAGTGCCCCGAAGACGTGGCAATCGTCGCGGACGCACTCGACGTCATCCGATCGGCACACGGGCGGAGACTGATCGAAGGCGCGCGCGCTGCGGCGGCCGCCGAGCCCGACGACGAAGAGCATGCGTGCTGTCATTGGTGCGGCGACCCGTGCGAAGTTGGCGAACTAACGTGCGCCGCGTGCGCGCGCGGTGAGTACGATGACGGGAGCGAAGCATAGTCCGCACGCTCGGGCGCATTCAACCGAGTGCGCCCTTGCGTGCCGACTACGGCACGGTTCGACAATCTGGGAGAAACGAACATGCACGCACGACAGAAACTCGCCGCAGCATTCACGACAGGGACGCGCGTCTATAACGGCGAAACGTATTACTACCTCCGCGAAGGCTCGCCGGAGTGGATGATCGACGCAGTATGCGAAGCCCGCAACGGCGCCATGCCGCATGATTGGATCTGGCGCGCTTGCGCCCATGCTGCCGATACCCTCGCGGATCTGGACGGCGACGACGATGCGTCCGACGCGGCGCACGAGTGGGCGGACGGATATACCGACGTCGCCTATCACGCCCTCGCGCGGTGGCTCGCGGATGTCCCGGGCGCGTGGGATGCGTGCGCTGAGGCGCGCGCGGAATTTGGCCCCACCGATTCGCTCGCCGAAGATTTAATGAGCGGGCAATGCACCTTGCTCGAACGCATTTTCCTCACCCTCGCGGAAGCGTGCGAGGAGCAGGAACCGGAGCCGGACGGATACGTCTGCACCGACTGCGCGCTCTATATCGCGAACGGCGACGTGGCCGAGCCGGATCCGTCATGGTCGGCCGACAACATCAGCGGCGACTGGGCTATCTCGTCCGATCACGGCGAGGAGTTTTCGTGGAGCCCGTGCGATGCCTGCGGCTCGACGCTCGGCGGCGCGCGCATGGGCGCGTTCCTCATGGGGGGCGACGCATGATCACCTACATCGCCGGATGGAATATGCCCGGATACCTAACCGAATCGGAACCGGCGGAGTTCGATTCGCTTGAGGATGCGCGCGCGTATCTGATCAACGAGCTGCAATTCGTGGAAGATCAGGCCGCCGAGCATTGCGACGAAGATCGCGCCGAGACCGCCTCGCACGCCATGCAGGACGTGAACTTGATGGGCGCAGGCGATTCCGTCGAATGCTTGGGCCTCGTGTACTGGATCGCGGAGGGCGACGCATGATCACTCGCACCATTCCAGCATCGGCCCTGCCGACCACCGCCTACGCGCGCCACGTGGCGCTCCACGGCCACGAGCCCGGCATCCTCGCCGGGCGGGACCTGCGCGGCAGTGCGCATGGCCTCGCATGGTACACGCGGGAGCGGTGCCGAGTGAGGGAGACCATGCGAGCGCACGGCATTGTCGAGTGCCCGGAGCGCGGGATCTGGATATGCGCCCGCTCGGGGGATCGGGTGAGAGTTGAGGCGGAGGAAGCGGGACGATGAAGAATCACGAGAAAGCGGCGCGAGCCACCATTCGGCGGCATATGAGGCGCATCGGCGCCGAGCGCTACCGGATCACCAGCGACGGCGAAGTGCATTTCTACGGGGTAATGCCGAACGCAAACCGTTACGGCTGGTATCTGCTCGCGCAGGACGTGGACGAAGCGCTTTCGCGAATTGCGCAGAATTATCTGGACTAGCGGAGGAGTGCGGACGATGAAGACGCTCTATATGACGGACGAACAGGCACAGCTGTATGACGGCGACGACGAAAGCATCATCCTCAGCGCGGCGCAATCATGGGCCGAGGAACTCAGGCGGCGGGACATCATGCCCGACGACACGTCGGAGGAACCGACGGCGGATGAGATAGAGCGCGCTGTAGAGCGCGCCATGCGCGACGCAAGGTAAACCAGCGCCACACAACGCACCACCACCAGCGCCCCGGCGGCTCGCGCTTCCGGGGCGCGTTGCATTGGAGCACTACACCATGCCATTGACACTAACGCGCACGCCCGGGCAGGCGATTCTTCTCCCGGGTGGCGTCCGCATCGTCTACGCGGGACCGGCCGGCGGGCGCAGCGTGCGCCTGACCATCGAAGCGCCGCGCAGCGTCCCTATCGTCCGCGAGGAAATCGCCACGGAATCGGATCGCGCGGAGCTGGGCCACAATGCCACCGAGGGCGCCGATCATGCTCGCCGGTAGGGTGGCCCGCGTCATTCCTTTCCCGCGCCGTGAGGCGCCTTCCTGGGGCCCTGTGGGCGGTATACCCAAGCGGGGCGCGGACGTGCGGGCGCCCGGGTGGCTCCTCGAAACGCTCGAACCGGCGCCACATGACGTGCGGGTGATCCTGCGCCACGCACCTACGGGGCGCGTATGGGCCGCTCGCGGGTCGGGACTGGTCTCGGCCCTGGCGAAACTCGCCATGTCCTGCGAACGGTCGAATGCCGGAATGCCGGCGCTCCGGCTCGAGGATCTGCGGCGGCTCGAGCGGGCGCATTCCTGGGCGATCAAGTGGCGCCGCCCTGACTAGACTACCCACCAACGGTTCTGACTAGACTACCCACCAGCGATTCGGAGGCAGGATGAAATGCACTGGCTGCGGGATCGAGTTCCAGCCGAACAAGAAGCAGCGGTCGCGCGGATGGGGCTACCACTCCAATGCATGCGCGAACTCGAACAGCCACTCGAACGCAGCGCACCAGAAGGCAGGTCGCGCCGGCGCCAAGGCGTCACCGTGGTCCAGGAAGCCAGCGGTCTACGGGAAGAAAGCATGACGGACCCAGAAACATCGAAGCGCAAGCGGGCGAACAGCAAGACGTCGCCCTGGCGGAAGTGGGATCTCGGGCACGCCGCCCGGGAGCGAGCGAAGAAGTCTGGATTCAAGGAGCGAGGAGATGGCTGATTCACTGTGGCGGCGGAACCAGCGCGAGAAGTCGAGGGAGTTCGCCGCGGCGATCCGGTCGCACTGGTCGCCGGAACACAACGCGATCACGCTGGCTGAGGCAGTCGGCTGCGCACCGGAGACCATCCGGAAGCGCTGCCGGAAGATGGGGCTCAAGCTCCAGCCGAGCCCGCCGAAGTCGAACGGGCCGCGGGACGACATCGTCGAGCCCCTGGCCGCGGTGATGATGACCCGGCCCTGGCATGGTCGGGCGATTCGAGCAGCAGTGGAGGGCAAGGCATGAGCTGGAACATCGACACCGATCTCGACGAGGACTTCGCCGAGCACCGGCTGAAGCTCATCCGCGCCGCGGCCATCCGCGTGCGCGCGGAGACCGAGGGCGAGATGGAGGACGAGGAGGCTGTGGAGCTCGACCTCGAGGACGATCAGTCCGCCTCCTGATCCACCACCTCCACCCGGGCGTCGGGGTCCACCACCTGGATCTCGGCGCCCCCATACGGCACGTAGTCCAGCGCCCGCACCTGCTCGATCATGGCCGGCGCCATCCACGCCTGGCACTGCGGGCACGGCGCCCCGGGAATCTTCCCCAGCGGCACGCCTTCAGGCAGGTACAGGGTGTCGAGCCACCCCGACCGCTTCGCCCCGTAGATGCCCTGCCGCAGCTTGTGGCGCCACGTCTTGTCGTCCTTCCAGCGTCGCCCCGGGATCATGTAGCGCAGGCGATTGGTGATGCTCTGGCGCGTCGTGAGACCACCGTTGTCGCGCAGGAAGCGCATGACCGCGAGGCCGATCTCGAGCAGCTCGAGCCGCCCGTAGAACGGCGCGCGGTCGATCTGGCTGGCGATGTGGTTCTTCCTCGCCTCCCTGTGCGCGCCCGGCCGAATCCCCTTCTTCGACACCCGGGTCAGCTCGTACACCGGCGGCTCGCACACCATGTAGTGAATCAACCGCCGCGGGTCCAGCACGCCATGCGCGCGCTGTAGCTCTCCGACATCTCGCTTCGGTTCGGTGGACCGCCCGTCCGCATCGTTCATGCGTCACTCCATCAGGTTTTCGACGCCCGGCGGGACGTAGTCGGGACTGCGCTGCGGGCTGGTGGTGCCGGGCGCCCACCAGTAGCTCGTGCCGAAATCGCGCTGCGCCCGGTTCGCCTTCGCCCGGAACGAGCGCGCCGCATCCGGGTCAAGCATGTACTGAAGCTGGTCCTGCGCGATGCGCTCGAAAGCAAGCCGCGTGTACCAAAGGTTGTTGCCCGGCGCGTAGTTGCCGATGAAGCGCGTGATCTCGCGACCGTAGTTCGATTCTTCGTCCCACACGGCCGGGCCTGCACCCTGCGTCAGCTTCACGACGTCATCGAACAGCGATGCGCCCGGGCCGGCAGCACTGAGGAAAGGGGACTTGCCGAAGCGTGAATGGTCGGAGAACAGGAAGTCGCCGAACAGGCCAAGCGCACCGCCCTGAAGCGCGGCAGCCGCCCAGAATGCACCGGCATTCTCGCCCGCCGGGTCGATGGGATCCTTGCCTGCCAGGATGTTCTTCGCGTTCACGGCGATGGCGCCCATCAGGGTCATCGAGGAGAACAGGAATGCCGTGTAGCCGATGCGGTTCGACATCGCGCCGACAGCCGGGTCGAAGAAGTACCGACTGAGGTGCGTGTACATGAGCGTCACCGGGAACGACTTGTACTGCCCGGCGAAGCGCATCAGCTCGCCCGGGAGCGTGCCGGCCTCGAGGCCCTCGCCGCCTCGAAAAGCACCCTTCAGGTTCGCGCGCACCCGCGCGTTGCCGGAGGGCACGGCGAACTCCTGCTCCTCCTGGATGGTCTGCATCAGCTTCAGCGCGGCATCCCGGTGGCCGGCTGCCATGATCGAAGGCGGGTCGAGGTAGCCCGGGTCGCCCGGGTTGTTGGTGCGCGATGCCAGCGGAACGCTGCGCACCTGATCCCACTCGGCCGCGGTCATGCCACGGCGCTCGAGCGCGCGCTTCAGCGCCGGGTTGATGGCATCGAACGCCTTGTCCGTCTCGTCCGCCAGCGCCCCGAGGAACTCCAGCCCGAACGCCTGGCGCCCCGCCTGCGTCCACTGCGACAGCAGCGAGGCGCGCATGACGGCATCCACCGCCTTGCGGGTCACGCGCGGGCCGTTGAGCTCACCCATGACGCGCACGGCGGACAGCGCACTGCCTGACCATTCCTCGGCCGCAATGCCGAGGCGGGCGGCAAACTTCAGGTCCGTCTTGTCGTAGGCGCCGCGGATCATGAGCTGCATCTGACGGCTGAACACGCGGCCGAAGCTCACCCCGTTGTAGAACGACGCGAGCGCCTGGAACCCGACGTCGGCGATGGCCGAGATGAACGCGCCACCGAGCTGCGCCGCGGTCAGGACGTTGCGGACAGCCCGGCCACCGTGCGCCCAGGCCGTGCCCTGCCCGGTCGCCGCCTCGAGCCGCCCGGTCAGCTCGCGGTACACCCCGTTGAGGATGTTCGGATCCTCGCCGTCGATGGCGCGCGCCCGGTTGCCGAGCAGGTCCATGGTCGCATCAGGGTCGGGGCCGAGAATCTGCAGGAAGGCAGCCTCGCGAGAGCGCTTGTCGATGTGCCCGGTCATGGTCGAGAACAGGTCGAAGCCACCACCGAACATGTCGACGTATTCCATGTGGGCTTCGGCATCACGAAACACGATGACGCGCTCGAGCGTGTGCCGGTCGGCGAGACGGCGCGGCGGCTTCTTCGCTTGCCCGACCTTCTGCGCCTCAAACCGATTCATGCCGTCGGTGTAGACGTTGTCGAACATCTCGTCGAGCAAGACGTCGAGCTCGTCGTCAGTCAGCGGCTGCCCAGTGACGCGGGACTTCATCGCCGTGCGGTTGAGCCGCGGCGTGATGTAGGACTTCCATGCGTCGAGGTGCTCCTTGTACTTGAAGCGCCCGCCCTTGTCGTTGACCAGATTCGCCGCGCGCTTGAAGCTGGCCGGGTCGTGACGCTGCGGGATCTTGAAGTCTCGCCGCTGCACGACGTCGGCGCCGCCACGACGAATCTCGCGGATCAGATAGTCGTCGACCTCGCCCCACGACGCCGCGATGTCCTTCGCAGCCTGGCTCACGTTCTGGTTGCCGTAGAGCGCCTCCATGATCTCGCGCACCAGCGCTTTCTGGTCAGCGCTGTCGACCAGCCCGAAGCCGGAGCGCCGGAGCTTCTCCATGGCGTCGATGAACAGGCCCTGCGCGTTGCGGGCAATGGATTCGGACAGGTGCTCGACGTTGTTGGTGCCGGTGTACACCCCGCGCGGATCTGGCGTGAGCAACGCGAGCCCGGCTTCCTGACCACCGATCTGTTGACGGAGGACGCTGCGACGCTGAACCGCCTTGTCCATCTGCGCCGAAGCGCGCTGGAACGCAGCAAACTGCAGGCTGGTCTGCACCTTGCGCACCCGCTGCCGGTGCTCCATCAGCTCGAGGACACGTTGCGCCTCGGCAATCTGGTCCGGGTCGTTGCGGTTCGCGCGCAGCAGATCGCGAAGCTCCTCCATCTCATCGAGGGACTTCTGCGTGACGCGACCGGCGCGCACCTTCTCGCGATAGCAGGCGAAGGGATCAAGCGCCAAGGGTGCATGCCCTCCACTCGTTGACGTTCGTTTCCTCGATGTCGACGCGCTCCAGCGCCTCGGCCATGGTCATCTCCTCGCCGAGCATGGCGACCTGCTGATCCGCGAACTCCACGCTCTCCTGCGCAGCCTCGCGTGCGGCGCCCAGCCGGGCCTCGGCCAGCTCGTCGAACACGGACGTCTCGACCTGCTCCTGCACCTGCTCGGCAGCGGCGCGACCTTCAGCAGCGCGTGCGGCCTGACCGACCGGCATGTCGCCGGCCTCGACCCTGCCCGCGGCGCGCTCCTGGTACATGCGGCGAATGGCGCGGTCGTCGAGGGCACCCCCGATCTCCCGGGCAATGGCGCCCTGCGCCTCGCCGAACTCACGATCCGCGCGCGTGACCGCCTGCGATGCGGCGTTGCGACGCGCCTCGGCAGCCAGCACCTGCGCCTGGATGCGCTCGCCTTCGGCCTCCAGCCTGACGGCTTCCCGCTCGACGCGCTTCCGGGCGGCGTCCACGATGCGGCGACGCTCGGTGTTCAGCGCTGCGCGTTGGTCAGGATCCGTGACGGTCTGAAGCTGCTGCTCGACCTGATTCAGACGCTGGCGAGTGGACCGATCCATGGCGCGCTCGGCGTTGGCCCGGCCTCCGCGTGCCATCTGAGCCGCAAGCTGATCCGTCGTGTTCTGCGACTGCTGCGTGAGCCAATCCTGGTACGTCCGCTCGGCCTCCGCAGCCGCCTCGATGGCCTCACGCAAGGCGCCCTGCGCCCGGGCGGCGGCGGCGACGAGACCATCTGTGCGCCGCCGCGACAAGGCAACGCGCACCCCGTTGTTCATAGCCTCCATGGCGCGGGGCAGGTTCGGCACGAGCAGTGACGTGTCGATCCCCTGCCGGTCCAGCGAGCGCAGTCGAGCCGCGAGCACGTCGAGACCCACCGCCTGCTGCGCCAGATCACCCTGGCCGGTGCCAGCGATGTTGACCGCGCGCCCTTCCTGCAGATCGAAGATGGCCTGGTTCACGTCGCGGATGTGCTGCTCGGCACTGACGCTCGCCGGACGCTCCTCTGCCAGCCGCGACGCCTTCAGCGCTTCCGCTGCCTGCTGCGCCACGTCACCACCGAAGCGGCGCATGACCAGCCCCAGCAGCCCGTACAGGCCCGCTCCGCCGGCTGCCGCGGTGCCGATGGACATCAGGATGTCGCCGGTCGTCCGCTCGACGCCGGCCTCGTCCCGGTACGGCTGCGCCAGCACCTGCGCGATAGCCTCCGATCCGCCCCCGATGCCAGCCTCGATTGCCATGCCGCGGAGCAGACCGACACGCGCCGCCGCCGGAGCGCCCAGCGCGAACGTCGGGGCCACTACTGGGTCCGCCGAGATGGCGAGCACCTCGCCAAGCATGCCGCCGAACAGTTGAGTGCCCACGCCAGCACGGCTTTCCACTTCCCGCCGCACGGCCTGCGCGTTCTGCGCGCGCCCGTACATGCGGTTGTACAGCTCCTCTTTCGACTTGATCGGCAGCGCATCGAGCAATCCGGGATCCGCGTCGATGGCTGCCTGCAGGTTCGTCCAGAACAGGTCCGACTCGCGGTCGGTCAAGGGCATTCCGCCCGTGAGCAGGCCCAGGCCCGGCAGGTCGGAGCGCACGCGCTTGCCGCCAGTCCAGTCCCATTGCTCGCCGCTGTACCGCTGTACCGCCATGGCGACGCGCTCGTGCTCGTCGGCAAGGGCCATGGGTCGCGAGATGGAGCGATCCGCCAGCGCGAACGCATTGGCCGCGGCACCCACCACCTCGCTGAAGTGCGCAGGCGCCGTCGCGCCCGGCGCCGTCCGCATGCGGGCATGAAGGACGTCATCGGCCTCGAAGAAAGCCATCAGTCTTCGAGCCAATCACCGCGAAGAATGGAACCCAGGACTTCTTCCTCCGTGGGCTCCCTCGAAACGCCAGCCAGCGGCGTGTACTGCAGGCTTTTGAGGTAGGACCGCATGTCGAAGACGTACGGCTGCCCCTCGGGGCCGGTCTGGATGGTGGAGTCGCCCATGACGACGTAGTACATGCCCTCGGCCGCGGGAATGAACTGCGTGTCGCGCAGGACCATCTCCGGCGTCAGAAGCTGCGGCGCCGTCGTGCCATCGCCCGGTGCGCGCGCCATGCCGGTGCTGCCGGGCACGTCCTCGACCGGCATGAAGCTGCCGTCCGGCATGCGCTGTCGCCCGTAGCGCGCGATGTCGACCTGCTCCATCCGGTACAGCGCGGCACGGAAGTCGTCCTGCGTCATCTTCTCGACCGGCGCCACCGTCATGCGTCCGTTGTGGCTCACCAGCCCGCCCGTGAGCTCGTCCCATGTTTCCTGGAACGCACCGCTGTCCACAGCCGCGCTCGGCGAGAACACGTCGACGTCTGTCCGGCCAGAGTAGAGCGCCATGGCAGCCTGGTAGAACAGCTCGTATGCGCCCGGGGACGCACCCAGCGCCTGCACGTAGTCCACCGGCACGCTCGCGAGGAAGTCATCCTTTGAGAGCTGGAAGCCTTCGCTGTCCATGACTGACTGGCCGCGGAAGATCCGGTCCACCAGCTCCGTCTTGCCGCGCACCGCCATGGCAACCGCGGCGCCCATGGCCGCATCGCCATCGCCGAGCTGCTCTGCGACGCGGTCCGCATACTGCGGCGGGAGCTGCGACACCATGCGGACGACGTGCTCGGCGCGCTGGTCCGGCGGCATCTGCGCCATCGTCTCTCGGATGCGGATGGCCTCGTCCTTGTTGAACGGCGATACCGGGCGCCCGAAGTAGCTCGTCGCGGCTTCCATCGCCGCCATGCGCTCGACGGACAGCACCGGGTTCATCGGATCCAGGTCCGGCATCTCGTCGATGACGCCTGCCTCGTACGCGCCCAGGATCGGGTTGTTCTTCGCGCGCTCGACCACCTGCGCCTCAATGTTCCGCGCCGCGGTGAGCAGCATGTCGAGACCCCGACTCGCACCCTCGCGACGGCGCTGCGCCTCAAGCACGTCGACCGTCTGACTGATGGCGACCGCTGGAGGAATGCGCTCCAGATTGAGGCCGCGTTCCTGCGCAGCCTGACGGGAGGCGGGGGTGAAGCCGGTCATGCGCATCTCGCGCGTCTGCTGGCTGACTGCGTCGAGCAGCGCGGCCTGTTCCACCTCGGGGCCGGCGGTGACGCCGAGGCCGGCAGCCTGCTCTCGCCAGTCGGCGATGCTCATGGGCGGGGCGACGCCGTCGAGCACCGCGTCCTCGATGCTGTTCAGCATGCCGGCGAGCTCGCGCCGCGCCTGATTCGTCATCGCGCTGCCGCGCTGCCGCGCCGTGTTGACCAGCACGCGCTTGCGGTCAGGCGTCAGCCGCTCGTCGTAGCTTCCCGCCTCGAGCGCAGCGAGCGCCGTCTCCGGGCTCAGGTCGATCAGGCCGCGAATGTGCGACTCGGTGAGCATGCCCGTCGTGACCTCGCGCAGTCGGTCCTTCTGCGCATCGGGCACCATGAGCCCGTCGATGGCCTCGAGCTGCGTCTGCAGGTGCTCGCCGTAGTGCTCTGGCCGGGTCTCCAGGATGGCGCCGGCGGTCTCGGCACCGCGCATGAATTGCTCCGTGCGCAGCTCGATGCCACGTCGCGCCTCGATCTGCAGCGCCGCGCCGACGTTTCGCGCCCTCGCCCGGGCCATGGCCGCGCGCATCTGGCGCTGACCACGCGCCGGCGTCTGCTCGATGGCGTCCGCCAGCATGGAATCGATCGACTCGGTGTACACGGCGACGAACGAATCGACGTTGTCTGCGGTGATGTTCTGCTGCTGCTCCAGCAGAAGCTGCTGCATGCGGAGCTCGACCTCGGGCTGTTTCTCGGCCACGTACGCCGCCGCCCGGTTCTGGTCGATGCGGAGCTGCGCCTCGGCGACGGATTGAATGCCCCCGGCCACGGACTGCCCGCCGCGCTCGATCATGCTGGCGTTGGCATTCGACATGCGCGGGCCGGAGGAGGATCCGCCGAGCAGGCCGGCGCGGGCGGTGCTGAGTCGGGGTGCGCGTGCCATCAGAAGCTCCCTGTCCGCCACTGAGCGCTCGAGATGCTTGGGAACGGATCAGTCATGCCGCCGGGAGATTTCATCTGCATCGCCTGCGCCCCACCCGTCAGCAGCGTGCCGCCAGCTCGCAGGAAGCTCGTGCCCAGCGCCACTTTGCCCTGCAGCTTCTGGTTCCGCGCTTTGGCTCGCAGCGCCCTGGCCTGGGTCTCGCCACCGTGGACGATGTACCGGGCCTCGAGCTCATCCTGGACCAGATTCTGCGAGGCGACGTCGAGCATCGTGCCGGAGAACTGCACACCACGGGCTGCGGCGCCCGCAACGCGCCGTGAGGCGTCGAGACGCGCCAGCCTAGACCGTTCGGCAGCCTGCGCCTCCGCGCGCTGACGGGCGAGCTGAGCGTTGTTCTGCGCGACGTCCGCGTTGTACTCCGCAGCACCCCGGGCTGCGAAGCCGCCGACGACCGATGTCGCCGCGGATACCCCGGCGCCGATCAGCGCCAGCGTGACCGGATCAGCCATGACGAACCCTCGCGTAGATCAGCATGTCGTCGCCCTCCGGCGTGAACTGGCGTGCCCGGCCCTCGTACTCGAACCCAAGGCGCTCGAGCCAGCGCGATGCGACCTCGGCCCACTCGACCGGCTCCGCGTAGCACCACGATTCGATGCGGCGATACCCCGTCGCAAGCGCTCTGTCCGCATGATCGCGCACTTCCCGGGTGATGGACACCCACTCGCGTCCACGAATGTCGCTCGAAATGAACGCCCAGGCGGTTCCATGTCCGGGCCAACGGGGCTGAATCCCCGCAATCGCGAGGATCGTGTTGCCTCGGTGTCCGCACCATGCGTGCTCGACGATGTCCGGGTGATTGGCGCAGGTCAGCAAGCTCGAGCGGGAATGCTCCTGCTCAGGCCGGAGCCGGATGGACACGAAGTCGGCCGGACGCGCAGGGCGCACGTCCATGGTCAGCGCCGTCGGGAGAAGGGGTTGCGGTTCGCGGCCGGGTGTTCGCCGGTGGGAAATGAGCGCTTGATGGTGGGCGTTGGCAGGGGAGCGCCAAGCACCGATTCGACCTGCGCGGCGGACAGCGGCTCCGATCCGTTGTCGACGTACGCCTGATGCAGCGCATCAAGGGTCTCGGTCGTCAGGATCCGGCCCGCCGGCAGGTTCGCCGTGATGTCGTAGGACTCGGACACCGCGGGTTACTCCTCGGGGCAGCCTTCCAGGCGCAGGACGTACGGGTCGAGGCCGTCGTCGAGACGCGCACGCAGCGCAGCGCGGTCGGTCGGCGTCATGTTGCAGACCTTCTCAGCCCAGTCCCGGCCCTCGTCGAAAAGCCGCTCCTCCGCGCTCATCAGATACGAGCAGCCAGAAGACAGCGCCGCGATCAGGGCAATGACCACCATGCCCAGCAGATAGAGCGTCGCGCGCTCCTCCCACTCGTCGTGTGACTTGCTCATGCGTCGTCTCCATCAGGTACGTTGAGCGCAGCGCGCAGCCGGCGAATCACCGGCAGGACGATCAGGTCGTCGACCTCGGTGTCCGTTGCGGCAACACGGTCTTCGATGGTGTCGAACAGCGCGTCGAGACCATCCTGCACCACCGACTCAGGCAACAGCTCAAGCAGCGTGCCCATGATCGACGGCAGCAGTTTCATCAGTATGGCGTGCATCACACTTCCCCGGTCAGCAAGAACCTGGCGAGCTCCAGCGCCCCGAAGGTGCCAGCGGCCCCGCCAGCCACGCGGAGCACCAGCCGCTCCTCCATGCGCGCGATGCGCTCGAGTAGCCGAGGGTACTCCTGCTCACGAAACTCCCGCCACTGCAGATCGTGGCGCTCGTTGTCGCGATTGTTGTAGTCGAGCTCCCGGCGCAATGCAGCCGCGAACTGCTTGAACGCTTCGCTTGACGTCGGATCGTCTTCGCTCACGCCGAAGCTCCTGTAGCAGAACGCGGCAAGCGCTTCCACGGCACTCGCGCGGCTGCCTTCTGTTTCCCGCTCAACACGATCCAGTGCATTGAACAGTTCCGCCCGACCAAGCGAATCGTGACGTGCAGCACGCTCCGTGTCGATGCTGGCGAACTGCCGCGCTTCCGGCACGGCGAAGCTCATCGTGTATCCACCTGCATATCGAAGACGATGCCTCGAACTGCAATCGGTAGTGGCAGGGTACTCCTGATCTCGATCAGCGTCTCGGTGTCATAGTTCGCGCCGGGCGGTGTGATCTCGAGGACGCCCGTGAACGGCGGCACCTGCTCGCCGATGTTGTCGTTCGGCGTGCGGATCCGCAGCGGGTCGAACGTGCTGCCCCCCTTGGCGCCCACCTCGGCGTACACCGTGCTCAGCAGCAGCACGCGGGCTCTGTGAGCGCGCTGGCGGTGAGCCTGGCTGGCACCCACCTGCGAGCCCGGGTCCGGCGAGAGCGGCACCACGCGCTTCGTGAAGGGCAGTCCGACCTGGACCGTGCTCGCCTCGTTCGCCAGCGTGATCTGGCCCGAGCTGACCGTGGCGTCGTCGACCACGAATCCGTCCGCCAGCACCGAGACCGTTTCGCCCTCGAGGTGGTCGAGCCCGGTGATCGTCGTCGTGGCCGTGCTGTCGTAGATCACGCACGCATCGAGCGCAGGCCATGACTTGAAGTCATCACCCAGATCCTCGTCGTACGGGCGGCGCATGACCTCGACGCTGCGGTAGGTCGCACCGCCGATGGTCCGCGCGCATATCAGGTACAGGTCGTCCGACGCCTGAGTGGTGGGCTCCGGCGCGACGGCGATGGACTCGACGGTCGCGTCCGTGATCGTGTGCCGATGCCACGCATAGACCTCCTCGCCGGGCTCGTACGTCATGCAGGCGAGCGTGCCGCCCGTGATCGCCATCCAGTACAGGCTGTGCGGGAACTCGGCGTACGCGGCCTCGAACGCCACGGGGCCGAGGAGATGGTCGGCGAACACGCTGCGGTCGGGCGCCTCGAGCCGGTCGGCGCGGATCTCGCGGACCTCCCTGAGCCGGGTGCCACTGCGATCGAGCACCAGCGCCGCGTCGCCGATGCGGATCGGCTGCACAAAGTCGCGCGTGCCGTGCTGCGTCCCCTGAAACGCCTCGATGTTGTCGGCCCCGAGCGGTTCGGCCAGATTCTCGCGACCGATGAGCTGCATGCTTTCGCGCGTGGCGGCGAGCAGGCGCTGCCCGAATTGCGTGATCCATTTGATCGGGTCGACCTGATCGTCGTCGAGCGTGATCGTGATGCCGGTCGTGAAGTCGATCTCGCCATCGAGGTTGAACGGCGAAAAGTTCTCGAAGTCGCCGGTCTGACTCATGTACACGGTCTGCAGCTTCGAGAAGATCAAGCGCTGCTGCCAGAACGTCACCGACGTCGGGTAGCCCTCGGCCACCGACCAGGCGGGCTTGCTCCATTTCGTCGTGCCGCTGGTGTCGACGCCGTCCGGTATGTCGCTGTCCGAGACCACGTTCGCCGTGACACTGGTGCCCGACGAAAACGCGGTGATCGTGACGAAGGCGTACTGCGAGCTGCGGTAGGTCCACTTGATGCCGAGGACGTCGCGGCCATCCCACTCGGCACCCTCAACGTGATCCGGCGCGGTCACGCCGGTCTTGCCGTTGGGCGAAAGTTCGGTCGCCTCGTAGATTTTCCCGCGGCTGATCGCCCGGTCATTCAGCGCGAACGCGACGTTGCCCTCCCACTTCGACAAGTCGCTCAGGTCCTCGGAGCGCAGCATCCAGGTCGTGCCGACGTCGTCCGCCGTGAAAATGGAGCTCGACGCGGTCAGCGTGATGCCGTTCCCGGTGAGCGCCGACGCCGTGATCGTCGTGTCGGTCGTGTTCTCGTCAAGGAACGGCCCGGTGGCCTGCGACACGGTGCTCAGCGTCCAGGACGTGTCGGACGTCCGGGCGAGCTTCCTCGGCAGGTAGTCGGGGTGGGTGATGTACATGACGTCCGCGGACTGCGCGAACTTCAGGTTGTCGATCTCGGCTGCCGACCAGGGCGTGCTGACTTCGTACGGGGTGCCGCCGTCCAGCACCGCGGCACGGTCCTTGAAAAACCGGATGTAGCTGTCACCGATTTCAAGGATGTACGCCGTCGTCGAGCTCACGACCATGGGCACAAGCCGCGAGGCGCTGCTCGAGTCTTTCGTCTCCGCGATGAACTCGGTCCCGGCACGGCCCACGACGCCGCCCTGCCGGAACACGATCATGTTTTCGAGGGTGTCGCAGGCGTAGGGATACTTCTGCAGGTCGCTGCGGCGCCGGAGCTTCGGGCTCCACTCGCCCGCCGTGAAAGCGGTCTGATACAGCGACAGGTAGGACACCCGGCGTCACACCAGTCCGACGATGTTCGATGCCGTCGTGTTGGTGGAGTTCACCCGGCGCCCGCGGATCGGAAGCACGGTGCCCGCCGGCACGCCGACAAACGTCACTGCGGTCCCGTCGTCGATGGGCACGGCTGCCACATTCCCGGCGCTGCCGATGTACAGAGCGCGGAAGAACACGGTCTCGTCGGTCGCGTCGGACGGCGTCACGGCGTAGTAGTCGTGCGCGGGACTGTCCAGCTCGCTGTTGTGGTTCTGGAACGGGTCGCTCATGGCGATTCCTCGATGACTGGCGGCGGCTCAGGCTTCGGCCTGGGCGGAGGCGGATCAGGATACCAGCCGTCCGCCGCTTCCTGAATCTCCCGCAGCGCGCCTCGGTTGTCGCGCAGAACGTGAGTGATTGCCGGGATGCGCGGCAGGCCGGACCACTCGTCCAGCTTCACCCATGCGACCGTGCGACTCCGATTGATGTTGATGCTCGGCCGGTTCTCCGGGATCTGCTCTCGCGCCTTGTCGCGGATGGCATCGCGCAGCTCAGCGACGCCGGGCTGGGTCAGGTCTACGCGGACGTAGATCGGATTATGAAACCACTTGCGTGTACGCATCGTCAGTCGCTCGGGCTGTCGGGGGCTGGTGCGAGCGAGCCCGTGATCGTGTAGTCGCCAGCCGTGCCGAGGTTGTTGCTCGGGTCTCCGTCAGGCGCGTACACGAGCGGCTGTGTGCCCGTGGGGCTGGAGCCGTTGGAGCCGAGGGACACAGGCTTCCCGTCTGCGCTGATGAACTTCCGCAGGTTCGCCTCGACGGTCGGGTCGATGAACTCGTTGTGGACGTACAGCTCGGACAGGCTGGCGTTGAGCTTGAACGCTGCCGCCGGGCTAGCACCGATGATTCCATCATCGTCGACCGACGCCCAGTCGATCAGAGCGTCTAACGTAGGCGTTACACCCGTTTTGTCCAATGAGCGGTTTATGTATAGGTAGTAAACCGGCGACGCTGTATTAACAGCAAATAAAATATGGTGCCATTCCCCATCGGCAGTGACCGTGCCGTTCGATATTGCTATTTGAATAGCCGCGTCTAGAGAGTCATTAATTCTAAAATAGAGTTTATTTGTCGAGGAGCGAGCGACGCGCACGTCATCTATTCCCAACCGAAAAATATCTTGAGTCGCCCCATCCCCACCATTGAACCTCACCCACGCGCTGATCGTCAGCTCTTTGGTGTTCGTCGCGCCGGATAGCCCCGGACTGAGCGTCGCGTAGTCGTTCGTGCCGTCGTAGACCACGCCCTCGGCCTCGAACGGATTGCTCGGCCGGCCCATGATCGAGACCTTCGGGGAAACGCTCAGCGAGATGCCTGTGCTCATGCCCAGCTCCCTCGGGCGTGCGCCCACACGTCAACGTCGTACTCCTCGGCGCTCGACCCCTCCATGGCGTCCATGTGCCGGGCCTCGGAGAGCTTCATGCTGTACGCCTGCATCAGCTCGCGGCGCAGCTCACGGTTGCCGGTGATGGCGTAGCAGGTGTCCATGGCGAGGCGGGTCGCCAGCACGTCCGTCGCCAGCGCATCCCACACCCCGATGTTCGTCTCGTCGGAGACGTACACGAACTGCAGCGGAGGGCCGTAGTCGGACAGCAGGTAGTCGCCCTCGCGGCGCCAGGTGTACTCGCGCGGGTACATCTCGACCAGCACGATGTAATCCGAGGGCAGGCGATAGCGATTGGAGAAGTCATAGGCTGGACTCGTGCTGTCGCGGGCGATGGACGCCCGCTTCAGCGCGAAGTTCCAGTAGTGCGCTCGCAGCACCGCACGGCGAGAGATGTCAAAGGCAGCCAGCAGCGTGCGCGCACGCTCGTCGTCATCGGTCAGCGCGGTGAGCTGTCCGATCTCCCCCATCTCGATGAGGGCCTTGTTCGCGACATCGGTATCCGGGGCGCCTGCGGCCATGACTCACTCCAGCGGTGCCAGGCCCCGAAGGACGAGACCGGACGGGCGGGAACAGTCCCGCCCTCCGGGGCTGGCTCGGTGGTCAGTCGACCGTGTAGTGGATGCACCAGCCGATGGCGGCGTCGTCCGTCGGGTTGGCGTCGACCAGTACCAGCTTGATGTCGAACTCGACACCGGGATCGGTGGACAGGCCAGCGAGCTCCCACAGGGGCTTGCCGATCTGATCGACGGCGATGCCGGTGAAGAACTGGAACGTGCCGGCGCTCGAGACGTCGTTGCCGTCCGACAGCGCGTTCGGATCGTTCGTGATGTCCGACTTGCCGGTCTGGTTGTAGATGCCGATGTCAGCGGTGACAGTAGCGCCGAGCGCCTCGTGGTTGATCTGAGACGTCGGGAGGATCACGGCGTTCGACGGCAGCCGCGCCAGCAGCAGCAGGTCGTTTTCGGCCCAGGCCGTCGCCGCGGAGCGAGCATCGACCCAGGTGCGGACGCGACCACCGGCGTTGCTCACATCAATGAGCGACTGGACGGCAGCGTCGAGGTTCGAGGTCGTGTTCGGACCAGTGTATTCAGCCATTGTCAGGTCTCCTCAGACGGCCGATCAGGCTTCGGAGCACTTGATCTCGACGACCTTCTCCTCCTGCATGCGGGTTGCCCCGAGCGTCATGCAGAAGTAGGCGTACGTCGAGAAGCGCTTGTCCGCGCGCGGCGCGATCCGCGCGGTCACGTCCTTCGCCATTGCGAGCTTGATGCCCGACGGCTTCCAGGCGATGACGCGGCGGTACGAGTTCGAGTCCGTGAGCAGGCGTTCGGTGCGGATGAACTGCATGCCCATGAACGTGTTGATCCGGCCCTCCGTGAGCGCACGGACCGAGTTGTACTCGACGCTCGTGACTTCGGTCGTCTGCAGGAGGTCGCTGATCTGCTTCTGCGAACAGGCGATGTAGGTCGGCTCGTCCGGGTCCGTCTCGTTCTCGCCGAGGATGTTGGCAGCCTCGATGAGCTTGGAGATGGTCAGACCGGAGTTGCCGGAGCCCGTGCCGTAGGCCCACGAGTTCACCGCGACCTGCTGCGTCGTCGGGAACGTCACGGACGTCGAGCCGTCCTCGCCCTGGTAGGCGGTGCCGGTGAATGCGGAGATGATCTCGTCGTCGATGGCGCGGGACATCGCCATGGCGTGTGCCATGGTGTACTCGCCGGCCGGGTCGATGAGCGTGCGGAGCTTGTCCGGCTCGTCGATCAGGTCGCCGGTGTCGTAGTCGAACAGGGTGACGCGACGCCGCTCGTGCGGGGTCGAGTTCAGCGGCGAATCGCCGTGCCGGTTGTTGACCTTGCGGGCGGCGACGAGGCCGATCTGGTCGTAGTACTTCGTCTTGCCGACGACGTTGGTGTCCAGAGACACGGCGTTGCGCAGCCGAGAGCCCTTCTGCTGAACGAGGTGCTCGACGGTGCTGCCGTACTGCTGGACGAACGCGGTGGGGATCTCGAAGGACATGGGGTGGCCCTCAGCAGTCCAGTGTTGAAACCTGGCGACTGAGGGCTACCCGTCGTGCGGACCCCGTCTCGGCTACCCGGGCCGACCGGAGCGGCTTTCCCGCCAGCAATCGGACCCAGAGATAGGGCTACCCGATCAATCTGGCGCTGACGATAGACCTGTTCTATCAGTTGCGCAACTACTACGCGCGACGCGGCTCCGGGAACTTCATCTCGTACAGGCGCTTCATCTTCTCGACGCTCGCATCGTGGTTCGGGTGATGCTGGTCATAGAACGCCTTGGTGAACGCCTCGTCTCCGAGCAGCGCCTGGATCTGCGCCTCGGCCTGGTCCGGCGTCATGGCCCCACCCGACGGCACGCCGGCACCGCGAGGCTGATCCTCTTGGCGGGAGTCCCAAAGATCCGCCAGCACCTTCGCCATGCGCGGATCGTTCCCGACGCCGGTTTCCTCAAGCATGCTGACGAAGTCGTCTCCGTAGGACGCTGCCACCTCGCGCGCTGCTGCGAGCTTGTCGTCGTATGCCGCGCCCCACTCGGCCCGCAGCGTGTTCTCGGCATTGCGCAACGTCTCGGCCTTTTGCTCCGCCGTCTGCGCGACGGCGCCGGCCTCGGTCTGCCGGAACCACGAGTAGAGCTCGTTCGCCTGTTGCGTGGTCAGCCCGGCTTCGTGCGCCTTGGCGCGGAACCCATCGACCAGATCGCCGCTGACTTCCGGCGTCCCTTCGGGCAGATCCTCCGGCTCCTGGAACTGGTAGCCCGTCGGTTTGTCCGGCCGGCCGAGCTTGGCGAACACCTCGCCCCACTCCTCCGGGCCCGCGTCAGTGCCCGGCAACGTAATCAGCCGATCTTTCTGCCCGAGCATCTTCTGCAGATTGACGTGGGACTCGGCGAGACCCTCGAGCGACTTGTAGTCCTGCAGCGCCGGCGCGCTGCGGAGCTCCGGGTTGCTCAGCAGCTCAGCCGGGCGGCGCCCCTCAAGCATGCTCAGATCGAAGCTGCCAGTGTCACCATTGGTAGCAGTCGGTGCCGGCGCGGGGTCAGCGGGCGGCGCGCTACCGCCTCCACCGCCTTCGCCCTCACCGTTGTCAATCGTCAGGCGCATCGCTGATCGCCCGATCCATTCGTTGTCGTCCGCCCATCGCATCCATCATCTCCTTGTGGATCTTCACTGCGTCGTTCGCGGTCATGTTGAGCCGCGCGAGAATGTCCAGAGGCACGCTGCGCCTGCCTTCGGACCATGCCTGGTGAATGGCCAGCGCGTTGCCGTCGGCCTGCATGTTCGGGACGTAGGGCGCGAACGCGCCGCACCGCTCGAGCAAGTCGTGCAGCACAATTTGCCCATCTTCCGAGCGGAACGTATTGGCGTACGCGATGCGCAGCCGTTCGCGCTGCCGCGCTGCCTCGAACTCGTCAGCCATTCGCCACCTGCTGAGCTGCGCTCACGTCCTTCAGGGCGCCGGCGACACCCGGAGCGAGCTGTGCCATCTGCGCTGCATCGTCGGCCTGCTGCTGCTGCTGACGCATCTGAGCCACCATGCGCGGGTCGCGCAGGATCTTCGGCGAGACGTTGAGGAGCTCGTTCCCGGCGTGCTGCACCAGCGCGTCGCCGTCGATGTTCATCAGGATGCTCGGATCGCCTTCGGCGAGCGGCGCGATCACGTCAAACAGCCCGAAGATGTCGTCGACCTCGCTGCCGCGCTGCGCCCGGGAGATGGCCGACTGGTAGACCACCTGCAGCGTAACGTCCTCCATGGCCGCGGGCATCTCCGGCAGCCGACCCTGGCGCGCGAGGACGGCGTAGGTCCGCGAGATGATCGGGTCCAGCAGGTCCGGCTCGAGCAGAGAGAAGATCGGCGACAGGCGCATCAGCTTGTCCCGGCGGCGCGAGTTTACGAACGTCGCCTTCACGTTGACGCCGGTGCTGTCCGCGGTGATGTCGAACACGTCGTTGAAGAACGCCTTGCGGATCACGTCGCGCTGCATCTCGAGCAGAGCTTCACCGATGTCCACGCGCGCGCCCGTGTCCAGCGCGCTGATGCGGTCCTCCGTACCAGCGCGGAAGTAGTTGAGCCCGCCCGGTACCGTGCGCACCGGGCCGACGAAACTGTCGTCGGGCACCATCAGCGGCGGGTCGACCGCCTTCTGAGCGGCCTTGATGACGGTCTCCCACATGCGCTGCAGCATGCGGATGTCGTGGAGCTTGCGCAGACCGTGGCCGACGCCGTACTTCTCGCCCGTGCGCGGGTCGAGGCGCGGCACGGCGAACGGGAACTCGCGAAAGCCGGACTCGTCCAGAATCGCCTTGTGCTGCGGCATCCACCAGACCGATGCGAAGGGCATGCGGGTGGCCGATTGCCCGCCGACGGCGCGGTCATCGCGCGGCAGCACAGCATGAACGACCATGTGCTTCTTCGTCTTCCGGTCGCACCCGTCCTGCGACCATTCCTCGCTGAGCTTCTCCGGCAGCTTGCCCTCGCCCCACTCGTCGACGATGTCCTGCAGCGACCAGTTCTGCTCGAACATGACACCGTTGACGATGCCGTAGGGGTCTTCGCAGATCACCGCGTCCCCGAGGAAGCGCGTCTGGTAGGCGACGCCGCCACCGTTCCGGCGCGAGCGCTCCGGCATGAACATGATGCTGGTGCCGAACGCGCCCAGGTCCTTCAGCACCTGGTTCGTCGCGGGGTAGAAGCGCGCGGACGGGTCGTTCAGGTTGCCGTACATGACGTCCGTGGCCTCGGCGAGCCACACCTTCACGTCGCGGCGCCGGGCGATGTCCGGGTTCGTCACGCCGAGATGGAACCAACGGGTCTGCCGGCTCATCATGTTGGCGCTCATGCCCTGCGCCCACACCTCGTTCGCCTCCTCGGCCGTGTCGTCGAGGATGCGCCGATTGCGCTGCTGGCCTTGCGCCCATTCGGTCGTGAACGTAGCGCGCCCGGGCATGACCAGCTCGGCGACCTCTTGCCATAGGGTTCGCCATTGCTGGATGCCCTGCTTCTCGCGCTCGAGCAGCCGGGCGAGCTGGTTGACGTCTGCGGGCATGTCAGCCTCCGAGGAGCGTCGTGGACTCCGCGCGCGGGCGCATGCCGGTGTTGCCCCGGTCACGCGGACGGGTCAGCAGGGTCTGGTTGCGGCCCGTGCGAGCCGCACGTTCGCGCAAGCGGCGCTCGGCACCGCTCACGGCACTGCGGTCAGGGAGCGGCACCGGGTCCGGGGCATCGGGAGCGAACAGCGAGCTCATGTCTGCACCCCCATCACGATGATGAACGCCAGCGAGACGATCACCGTGGAGATCACTGTGAGACGCCGCATCGAGCGTTCATGCCGCGCTTTGTCTTCTTCGTACAGAGAGTTCATATCCAGCTCTCCATGGGGTCGTAGTCTTCCGCGTGCAGCGGGCGTTCCGGCGAGTGTACGCCTTCCAGCAGATTGTATTCCGAGAAGGCAACAGTCTGCCGGAAGCTATGCACGTCCGTCTTCGGCTCCTGCATGACGCCATAGCGAAAGGCGTCGGCCGGATGCGAAGCCCAATCGTGCACGTCCGTGTCCTTGAACGTCTGCGCCTTGTCGTCCCACTCCCGGTGGTACTCGTGCATGGCGTCGATGAGGTGCTCGCACTTCTTCTCGTCGAAGTAGCATTCCCACTTCTTCAAGTACATGCGGACCTGCGGCCAGGCATCGTCCTTGAAATGCTTGGGGCATTTCGTGAAGCGGATGCCGAGGCGCAGCGCTTCGTCGATCAGCCGCTTCCCGCCAATGGCGCCGCGCTTCGTGATGTCCCATGGCCCGATGTGATTGCCGTACACGTAGGGCTTGCGCGTGACGATCCCGGCCCAGTGATCGAACGCGCCGTCCGGCCCGCCCTCGAAGTCGATGAACCGGCGCTCGTTGCCGATGACCTGCATGAAGATGATCGCGGTGTAGTCGTAGCCGATGTCCCACCACGTGTGCACCGGGAACTCAGGATCCCAGCGGACCTCGGTGATCCGGCCCTCGGCGCGAATGTCTTTCATGATGTCGCCGTAGAAGGAGCCATGCAGGGGCGAGTTGAAGCTGCCGTAGTATTCCTGCTGGATCTCCTCCTCCGACTTCCCGCGCTGGCGCTCCTCCGCGATCATCTCCTCGGACACGACGGGCTCGAGCTCACCGGCCGGCGACAGCTTCCGGGTCACGTCGATGGTCAGGTTCTCGGCAAGCCACCGGCCAGGCTGCTGCGCCATGAAATCCTGCGCGGCGCGGTAAAGCCGATAGCCATGGTTGCGGCCTCGAGGCGTGTAGATGAAGACCGCCCATCCGCCGTTCTCCGCGAGGATCGGCGACAGGTACTCCCACGCCGCCGGGTTCTGGATGCTGTACTCGGAGAAGACGATGCCGCGCGGGTTCGGACCGACCAAGCTGTCCGGGTCGTCGGTGCCCAGCACCTGCCAGATCGAGCCGTTCTTCAGCTCGATCATCATGTCGTCTTCGCGCTGCCGGGCGACCATCTCCTTCGGAAAGACGTCGCGGTAGCGGTGCGCGATGCTGGGGTTGTAGGTGTCGACGGTCATGCCGTTCCACACGAACTTGCGCGCCTGCTTGTAGGTCGGGCCGACGTGCCAGTACACCCCGGGCTTCAGGCACGCCTCGCGCGCAGTCCACGCCACGGCGTTCAGATCCTTGCCGGCACGGCGATGCCACACGCCGATGTAGCGCTTCCCGCCGTTCTCCATGAATTTCCAGAACGGCGTCTGGTACGGGCGCGGGCGGAATACGTTGGGAGGCGGGACCTGGATGGGCATCAAGGTTCTCCCAGCAATTTCTTGACCTGAAGGTCCGCGGCCAGCGTGCCTACGACGTCCGCCAGTTGCAGGACTGCGTCGCGCAGCGCTTCAACCTCGGCCTGCGTCGGCGTTGCGCTGATTGCGCCTGCCGCCGCGTCAGCGTCGAGCACTCTATCGGTAGTCACGTTCGACAGCGTGTAGTCCGGCGAGTCGGACGCTATCTCATTGATCGCGCCCTGAACGGTAGTTGCCGTGAGCCCTGACGCGGAGTTATCGAACGCCACGTCCGATGCCTCAATGGCTTCGACGCCGTTTTGCACGGCGCCAATGCGATCACCAAGCTCGAGCCGACGCTTCTGCTCGAACATCTGCCGCGCTTCACGAAGAACCGCAGCCGAGTTCGGCAGGCTGAGACGAGGACGCCCCACCGACTACTTCCGGCGCAGCTCGATGCTGGCACCAGCGCTCTCGGTGGTGATGTTCGGCACCACGGACAGCGTGCCGGCAGCCGAGGCGGTCACGACGTACTCGCCGTCGTTCGATGCGGAGCCGCGGACCTCGATGACCTCGTTGACGCCGAACACGGCCAGGCCGGATCCGGTGTCGGTGATGTCGGCCGTGTTGCCGAACGCGATGCCGGTGCCGACCACGCGGTTCGTTCCGGCGACGCGGGTGATACCGCGGGTCGTCGTCTGCTGGCTCGGCTTCACCGAGCGGCTGGTTTCGGAACGGGTGTTCTCGATTCGCGTTGCGCTACTGCCCATCGGAGCGTCTCCATCGTGTTGTCATACCGCGCGACGGCGGCGGCGTACTGCGCCGCGTCCGCGGCATACAGGCGCTGAATGCGCTGAAGGATACTCCGGCTCAGCTCCATGTGCTTGCGCGGCGCTCTGTTCTCGTGCGGCAGCGACGGCTCGCCCATGAACTCGCGCCAGAAACCATCGAGTCGAGTGAAGGGTACGTAGTGCGTCACGCCACGTAGCTGATCGCATTGGGGCTGCCAGTGGTGGTTGGCGGTGTCGGCGTGGATGGTCTCCTCGACGCCGGCCAAGAACGCGCGGAAGTCGGGCTTGCCGAGAAACGGCCCCGGGGCGCCCTTCGGCTGCGCCATGAAGAACTGGTAGCAGGACAGAAGGCGGTCGACGGGCTCACGGATGATCCCGACCACGGGCAGGGTACTGGCCCGCATCTTCTCGCCGGGAATCATCGCGACACCCCGAGCGGCCATGCCATGCGCGATGCTGGTGGACGCCACCTTCGGCGAGGTTGCCAGCACGAAGTCGCGCCAGCCGTAGGCCATCATCCGTCGTCATCCCGCGACGGAACTTCCTGCGGCTCGATCTGCGGAATGGCCTCGACCACCTTGCCCTCGATCACCCGCTTCTGTTCGGCGGCGCTGACCTGGTGCGGCTCGTTATCCTTGCCCCACAGCACCACTTGGATGCTGCCGGAGCTGAATCCCTCGCCGGACACCTCGGTCGCCTTGAGCTTCGGGTACACGTACTGCAGCGCCTCGGCGTGCATCTTCGCCGCGGTCGACGAGGGCAGGCTCGGATCGTTGGCCGCGACGACGAGGGACACGAACGGGTCGTAGTCCCTCATCACCGGGTTCTCCTCGACCATCGGGCCGTAGACGTCTCGGAGAGCCTTCTGCGCCTTGGCGAGCGCTTCCTCGACGTCCATGGAACGCTTGCGCGGCATGTCAGCCGAGCTCCTCCAGACGCGCCTGTGCGGCGCTGTTCACGATGCGCATGGCGTCCTTGCTCAGCACCTTCTGTGCGTCCTGGACCGCGCTGTAGACCTCCTCCGGGCCGATGGCGTCCACGATGGCCTGCAGGTAGCCCTGCTGGATCTGACGCTCCTCGTCCACCGGCTCCTCGGCGGCAGGCGGCTCAGGTTCCTCGGGCGCCGGCGGCGTGGTCAGTTCATCCATCCGCGCCGTGTAGGCCGTGCGCAGTGCCCCGGCGTCCTCCTCGGGCAGACCGGCATCCTTGATGCGCCGGGCGACCGCCTTCAGGTCGACGACGGTGTCGGCCGCGGCGATCTGGCCCATGAGCTGCGCGGGGGTCGGTTTCGGGGCTGCCGCCTCGGTGTGTCGCTCGAGCAGGGCGGCGGTGCCGGACGTCTTCTTCGCCTCCGGCGCGTCCCCGAACTCCGCGGTCACGATGGTCGCCGCCGGCTGGTAGTCGCGCACCTCCTCGGCGACCTGAATGCCACGCAGGGCGTCGGCGAACGAGTCGCGCAAGGCGAACGAGCGCGCCCGGAGCTGCAGCATGCGCTTCGGGTACTGCTGCCACGGACCCTGTTTCTTCCAGAGGCTCGCGGCCTTGGCGTCGGCGACGCTGAACGACGCCTGGGTAGCCGATTGCCCGCGGCGCTTCACGACGCACTGCGCGACCATGGCGTCGCCCTCGCCCTCGATCCACTCCTCCACGTCCTCGCACTCGGGATGGCCGCGCACGATGGCGAGCAGCGCATCGCCCCACACGGCCGGACGACCGTTGATGACCGCGACGTTCTGGATGGCCTGAAGCGGCTTGAGGCCCAGCTCGGCGCCCATCTGCGCTGCGACCAGCACGTTCTCCGGCTTGTTGCGGTAGTCCTTCGGCACCAGCTCGGACGACGCCAGCGCCTTGCACATGCGCCATGCGTCCTCGAACGTCTCCGGCTGCATGTCGAACCCGTTGGCCTTCACGATTTCGTTGCCCATCACCCTTCTCCCTGCGGCTTGTAGTTGCCGCTGAATCGGAACTGCATGTACTCGGTCGGCTCGACGGTGTAGCCGTCGCGCTTCACCAGCTTGCGTGCGTAGCCGCCGCCGTTTGGCAGCAGGCCGACCGCGTTCTCGCCCACCATCTCGAGCAGCCGGGCGCGCATTTCCCGCTCGGACGCCTCGATGTCGGCGCGACGCTTCGACAGGTCGCGGAGCACCGCATGGTAGTGAACGGCCTCCTCCGGAAGCACGATGCGCTGACCGTTGGTCCCGGGGTACAGCTCGCGCAGCACGGCCTCGGCGCGCGGGTGCGCGACGTCCACGGGCGGCGCGGTGTCGGTCTCGACGTAGTCGGTCCAGAACGTCCGGCATCGGTCGAGGATCAGCTCGTCCATGGCCGCGTGCCGGCGGAGCTCGTAGCGGCGCCAGTCGTTGCGGCCAAACCAGGCGAACAGATCCCCGACCTCGTAGTCGTGGAGCAGCAGGTAGGTGTGAACCTGCAGCGCGTAGTGCGCCGGCACCTCGTCCGTGCCCGGCTCACCCCACTGGCTGCGGTCAGCGTAGAAGCACACCTTCAGCTCGCCGAGGCGGCGGTGGCCGACGACGTCGGCGTCGATGTTGCCGGCGAGGTAGGGCAGATCCACGTGGAACTTCGGCTGGTGGCGTTGCTGGACTTTTACGTCCTCGCCGAGCACCTCGGACAGCGCCCGGCGGTAGCGCCCTCGGCAGACGTCCTCAAGTTCACTGCCGACGGCCTTCGGGTCATCCGGGTCCAGCTCGTCATCGTTCGCGGCCAGGGGCTTGCGGCCGGTCACTCGCATCCAGACGTCCATGGGCTGCGCCCAGGGCGACTCGCCGAACAGCGCGGCGACGTCGGATCCGCCGATGGTGCGGTTCTTTGTCTCGATCTGCTGGGCGTTGAGACTCATCACACCACCCCCGTTCGAGCTGCCGCGTTCGTCGCGCTGTGCGGGCAGCTCGCGCGCCCGCAGCGCAGTCGATCATCCCCCAGCCGCTGACAGTTCTCCATGCCGCACGGCTCGGGCGGCGGCGGCGGGTCGTCGTCGTAGGGCGGCAGGTTGCCGACCACGGTGCGCGGCCCGCCCCGGGTCACGGCGGCGTTGCCGAGCGCTTGGCGGACTATTTCCAGCACCTGCTCCTCGGTGAGTTCGACGTTGACGTTCATATTGACCTTCATGCCCTCTCCTCCTCCAGATACGCCAGCACCGCCCGGAGATGCTGGTCGTCTTCGTGCCAGAACCGCAGCCATGCCGTAATGCTGAACGGCCCCAGGTTGAGATACTGCTCGGCCTCCGCGATGGCCTCGTCGGCGCCGTAGCAGATCACCGAGCGGTAGCCGATCATGGTCAGCCGTTCCTTCCACAGATACTGCGCGTCGGAGCACCCGGACAGCGATTTCGCCCGGCGCTTCATCTCGACCCTGAGCCCATGGTACGGGCCGCAGGGGTAGTCGATGAGCACGTCGGGGTAGCCCGGCGTCAGGCCCTCCTTCCGATGCTTCATGCGGCTTGCCATGGACCGTTTGTGCGTCCCGTTCGGCACCGCGCAGGTCATGGCCCGGACCTTCGGGTGGAACTTGTCAAGCCACTCGATGAACACCGCCTGCTCGTTGTGCTCCGGCGGCGCATTCGCCGCCTTGCCGTTGCCGCCGCCCGAGCGCGTGCGGATCGGGTCGACGGGCTTCAGGTGGCGGCGCAGGAGGTTCAGCACTTCTCTACCTCGCCATGGAACATGATGATGTCTTCGCAGAGCTGGCGGCGAAACTCTTGCCCACTCAAAAAACCACCATCATTAATCGCACAGCCAATATCGTGCGCCCATATCAAGCGATAAGCCTCCACCAGCGGGCCAAGCTGGGACCAGTCGGTCAGCGGGCGCCACTCGATGTTGTCATCGCCAACGCGCAAGAACACGCTGTCCGGCCTCTCTCTTGATCGCTCTCTAAGCTGGTTGCGCCGTTCGCCGTCCAGAACGCCAGCAATGACGGCCAATTCCCCGTTGATTCCGTAGTCGCTCAGCATGCGAGCTCCCGCCTCAGTTCAGCCAGCCGCCGACGTCGCTTCATCGCTGACCCCCTCCCATCGCTCGCACACCAGCGTCTCAGCCACCGCACGACGTTCATTCAAACAGTCTGCCCTGAGCATACGCCGCAGCAATGCGCTCGCACGCTATGTCGAAATACTTAGGATCTAGCTCAATGCCGATGAACTTGCGGCCGAGGTTCGCGCAGGCGACTCCGGTGGTGCCGGAACCCATGAAGGGATCGAGCACGCTGCCAAATTCAGGAAGCAAAAGCCTTTCCATCAGCCGGACCGGCTTCTGAGTCGGATGCGCCGCCTTCCCATCATGATTCACAATCCGTTCACCTCCCCCGGCACACCCTGCATTTGCGTTAGGCACGTCCAGCACCGTATCCAACAGATGCCACGAGCACGCGCCGCCGAACCGCACAGCCCATACGTATTCAGCACAAAACCGCACAACACCTTTCCGCGCGGCCGGTGCGTTGCGTTTAAACCACGTCAGAAGCCACCCAGGGCGATCAAACGCGGCGTTTAGCGACACGATGTCCGCGTGGCCGCAAAACGCCAGAGCGGCGAATCTAGGGAGTGCCAGCTCAACCCAGCGGTGCGACGCGCCCCACGGGTCTCCGACAGGCGTTGATCCTTGCACAAGGTGCCCCGCCACGCCGCCCCGAACATGCTCGCCTCCACCTTTCAGCCCGACGTATGGCGGATCAGTCACTACCGCATCCACCTCACCCACATGCGGCAGAATTTCGAGACAATCGCCGAGGTACAGCGTGGCGTCGCCGATGACCTCCTTGCGCTTCCAAGGCGTGCTCATCTGAGTAGCTCCCTCATCTTCCGTAGGTGCTCGTCCCTGACGTGATCCTGCGCCGGCTTCACCGCGAGGAGCCTGGAGCGGTCGACCGCCCGATGCGCCGAAGGAATCCTCGCCATCGCGATGAACTTGCCCGGCGTCGGCGGCCAGCCCCCCTCCCAGTCCGTCACGCACAGCTCCACCCCTCGCTTGATCTCATCATCCGCCAGCCGGTGAAGCACCGAGGCCCACAGGCCGGAGTCCTCCGATCCGTACCGGGACAGCCACGCATCGCCGAAGATCGCAATCATCCGCGCCCACAGGTGATCAAGTCGCTTCTGAAGATCGCGCCCGCCCCGCGAGCCATCGCTGGAGCGCGTCGCCTCCGACCTGACCTGCACGCCGGTCCGGCTGTACCCGATATCTTCGAGAATCTCGCTGCTGTGCTTCATCGGCACCTCGCTCGAACTCGTCATTCCATCGCTCCCCGCGGAGGAAGGTGGCCGGCAGCGGGATGAACCCGTCAAGCCATCGGCAGTCGGTCGCGGCGCGGTCGCGCACATGGTCCACGATGAACCGCGCCAACTCGTCGTCGGGACCGACCTGATCCCATGCCTTCTGCGCGTCCTTCTTCGCCTTCCGATTCGGGTACACCGACCAGAAATCATCGAATGTCACACTAGCACACTGACTCGGTTGCGGCAATGAAACGTCGAGCGCCGCGCGCAGTTCGGCAGCGCATTCCGAGGCCGTCAGCATCAGGTCGCCGCGGTCGATCCACGACTGCGCCAGGGCGAGTAGGTCTCGTCTGGTAGTCAATTGCGCAACCCCTCAAAGTGATTCACCACCTCGTGAATTATCTTCCAGTCGTGCGGACTGACGCGCCCTGTTCCGATGCGCGTGACAATCTCAAAGCCTTCGCGCTCTGCAAACAAGCCGGCATTCACAAGCTCCACAAACTTAACCAGCTTTCGGTTGTAATACGGACGTGCATCGCGCGCCAGACGTCTCGACCACCTGCGCTCCTTCTTCCGCTTCTTCCTCAACGCTTGCCTTGACACCTTACAGCTCCTTGATCTGAGGGTTTCTGGAGGGTGAGCGTGACCTTCGTCCCACAGAGACGATTATCAGCTCACCCTCCGACAGCTCCCGTCACGTCGGGCTCCGTCGGGCGTCCGAGTTCGTTCAAGGCCCCAAGGCGGTCTCGGTATGCGTCGCCTTGTGTGCGGGTATGGGGCGTCCCTGGTCCCGCTTGCGTATCACGACCTGCAGCGCCACGTCGCCCAATCAAGGACACCCGCCACACCCGCTTTTCGAGCCAGGCAGGCGCACACGCGCCGGCCTGTGCAGGCCGCGACCAAATGATGAATGGCAGGAATGATTCGGTGGGGAGAGTTGACCCGAGCCCTTTCGTTCGTGATCATCCTCTCGCGACCGGTGCGGCCAAACACCTTCGGTCGTGAAGCCCCCCTCGCGCAATGCGTCGGGGGCTTCGTAGTTTCTGGACGCTACACAAAGCGTCCGGGGCTGTCTACTGACAAGCTCCTGACATCACCCCTCCTCCTTCAGGGCGTCTCTGAGCCTGCGCCACGATTCACGCGGCACGCGCACGAACGCGCGGTCCGGGGTCAGCGCGGTCGTGCCGTTCACCACCTCTGCCGCCGCTTCCCTCAGCCCCTCCAGCTCCAGGGCAGGCTCGGTTGCAGTGGCGAGGAGGTTTCCCAGCGCCTTTCGCAGCCGCTCGATTTCCGCGTCGGCTTCGGCAGCAACTGCGCGCGCGCCCTCGGCGTTGATCCAAGGCAGGTCAAAGTCGTCGGTTTCCGTTGCGTCGCGTATGCGCTTTTCGTAGCTCATCACCCCTCCCCAGCATCCAGCGCCATCAGCGCACGGTAAGCGTCGGTCGGTCGGTAGCAGTCCCGCCCCCCGGCGAGTTCTTCGGGAAGGACTACCTCTGTGCACCGGCAATCGCCGCAAAACTCCGTTATCCTCACCGGAGCGATCAACTCGTAGTGCGTCAGCATGTACCAGTCGTCCTCCGATTCGGTGCGGTCTTGGTAAGCGTCCATTGCCAACGAGGCTTCATCCTGCGCAATCCGAATCGCGAGCTTTGTTGCTTCATACATCGTAATCCTCCTCCTCCGAAAACACCCTCCGCACACGCCGGCCTCATTCGAGCTGTTGTGCGCGCAGAGCGGTGTGCCGCAGTCGCGGCAGTGGTTGGGGTCGGTCATCCCTCGAATCTCCGCAGCACGGCCCCGTCGAGCTCGAGAGGCATCTCGAACTGGATCCCCCGATGCTTGCAGGCGTCGCGGACGGCGCGCTCAACCAGGTCGTAGTCGAGGCGGTTCCAGGTGACGTGGGGCATGGGCTTCACGCGGACCATGTCGCGGTGAGCCTTCAGCATGCCCTGCGCGGCCTTGGGCAGCATGCTGATGAAGGGTGAGATGTCCATGTGTTGCTCCTCGTTGTGACAGTGCTACACTGGCGCTGGGTGCTCCAGCACACCCATGTCTTGCCCCGGGGCTCGCGGAACCTCCCTCCTCCCGCCGCGGCCCCGGGGCGGGGCTACTTGACGGCCTTCTCGAACCACAGCCGCTCGATCTCGCTTTCCAGCAGATCACGCGCCAGCCGGCTCATGCTGAGCCCGCGGGTGAACGCGAGCTGGCGCAGCCGCTCTCGGTTCTCCTCGCTCTCGAGGTAGGTCGTCACGCGACGCCCCTTCAGATTCTCGTCGTTCTGCATCGTCGCTCTCCGGGGAAGGGTGTGAACCAGTGTCGCACTGTCACAGTTCCGGGTCAACGATGCGGGCGCTGACGATCTGTTCCCGGGCCTCGTGGATGGCGCGGACGTGGAAGTGATCGCCGCCCAGGACGACCTCGATCAGCTCGGTCAGGATCCGCCGGCACTCGTCGTGCGGCTCCTCGACGACGATGTCGTACTCGACCTCGATCAGCTCGGTCAGGATCCGCCGGCACTCGTCGTGCGGCTCCTCGACGACGATGTCGTACTCGATCTCGAGCGGCTCGGACTCGCGGCTGTTTTCGGGCAGGCCGGAGTAGTTCCCGGAGCTCCCGGCGAAGAACGACTTGATGTCGAGCGTGACGTCAATGCTCTCAAGCAGATCGCGGACTTCTCCGAGGGTGGTGCTGTCGTCCTCGAGCTTGCTGAGCTCGCGGTCGAAGTACGTCAGCAGGTTGCTGTCGAAGTGGTGTTTCATGGTACTCCTCCCGATCATGCGCCCCGGAGCAGATCGCTCCACTCCGGGTGCGCGTGAATCACGGCTTCCGTGAATGTCAGAACCCCACCGCCTGGCTCTGCGCGGTGTCGACCGGGGTCTCGGCCTCGGCCTTCGGCGTCCGCGTGCGCGTGCGCTTCGGGTACTGCGCCGGGTCGACGCGCCAGCAACGCAGGCCGGTCTCGCCGTGCTTGGTCTGGTCGCGCTTCTCGAAGATGAAGCGCTTGCCGGTGGCCTTCTCGAACCGGGCCGCGGCGCTGCGGACGGTCGATTCATTCTGCTCCGCCGGCGCGAGGAAGCTGTCACCGATCTCCATGTCGGCGAACGGGTACTTGCTCGACGGCGTCTTCTCTGGAAGTGCGTGGCCTTTCTCGATCTTCATGCTGTCCGCCCTCTGATTGCGGATGAATGGAACCGCCATTGTATCACGCACTGTCACACTGGCGCACCAATCATGGTGCCTATCGACGGTGCGATAGTGATAGACCGCGCGTAATATGCAGGGCGTCGCGCCTGTCAACCCTTCCCGCGGAGCCTGCTATGACTGTCGCCGAAGCCACGCCCATCGACCGCTACACCGGAGACGGCAGCACGGTCGCATTCTCGTTCAGCTACGAGGTGTTCGATCTCGCCGACGTGGTCGTCGAGCTCTACGACGACTCTAATCCGAACGTCGTCAAGACGGGCACGAAGGACGGCAGTGGCACCTACGACTACACGGTCACGGGCAGCCTCAACGCCACCACGAACCGCTACGAGTCGGTCACGGTGACGTTCAACACGGCGCCGCCGGCGAACTGGCTGTTGGCGCTGTACCGGGCTCAGGACGTCGAGCAGGACACGGGCATCGGCAACGCGGGGCCGCTCAACCAGCGCAGCCTTGAGTTCCAGCTCGACAAGATCGTGCACATGATCCAGGACACGAACGAGCGGATCGACCGCGCGAATCTGGCGTCTCCGGCCACGCTCGAGCACACCTCCGACATGACTTTCGACGGTTCGGCAACCGTCACGGGGTTGCCTGCGCCCTCGAGCGGGTCGGATGCCGTCAATCTCGATTACGTCTCGTCGCTGGCGTTCACGGCCGGCAATTACGCGACCGCTGCGACGATGTCGACGCTTCTGGCGCTGTCGCCGAGCGACGGCGATGTCGCGCTGGTCCTGCGGTTCCATGCGCCGGACAGGACCGCAACCGAGTTGTACGAAGCGGAAGAATACGGGGGCGGCGGCATTTTCGAATGGGACGCCGATGGCAACAAGGCGGATCATGATGGCGGCTACATCATCGACCCCGACCGCCCGTTCCCGAGCGACTGGACGAGCACGGCTCAGCAGGCCGCATGGTTCACGCCAGGATCCGGGTCGGGCGTATGGCGTCGAGTGCCGTTGCTTCAAGGCGGCGTCAGCATCGCCGAGTTCGGCGGCAAGGGCGACAACGTGACGCCGAACACGCTGGCCTACAACGCGGCGAGGGATCATCTGGTGCGCCGGTTTGGGGGCGTTGTGCATTTCCCGCCCGGCGGCTTCGCCGGCAATTATGTGCTGCGCAAATGGGTGTCCCTCGTCGGAACTTGGCCGGGCACGGAGCTCCTCGCATACGACAGCAGTGATTCGATCATCCGCACTCCGGTCACGGCAGATGGCTTCGACACCGATGGGGTAGACCCAGCGGCAAGTGCCTACTTCTCCGTCGTGCGCGCCAACGTCCGTGGGTTCTCGATTAACGGCACCGGGCTCGACTCGGGCGTCTACTGCATCGACCTCTCGCCGCAAGCCGAATCGTTCGTCGACCAGTTCGGCACGTACGACCTGCGCCTGCGCAGCTTCGAATACGGCATCCGGGCGCATGGGCTCAACCCGTTTTCGGGCGATCCTGACACGTCGTTCATCCAGTCCTGGCGCGTGGATAAGGTCAAGCTGGAAACGACCTCCTTGACTCAAGAGGGCGTTTGGCTCGAGGGCGTCCTGATCGAGTGCGAGTTCGCCGGCCTGCACGTCACGCGATCCATGCCGCGGCCAGCAATACGCATCCTGCCCACAGGCACCGGCACCGGCTCCATTACGACCGCGGGCCGCATGAAATTCACCAACTGCCTGTTCGGAAAAGCGAACACGACTGGGGCGATTATGAACGTCTCCGGCGTCCGCGGCCTTCAGCTCGACAGTTGCTATTTCGAACTAGGGAGCACCCCGATCTTCTTCGACTCGGGCGAAACCATCGAGTCTGTCGTGCTCAACAACGTCCAATGCCGGACGTACTCAACCTCGGCTGTGTACGCCGACACCGGCGCGGACATAGACGGCATCCATGTCAACGGAGGCTTGTTCGCCGCGAACGCCAGCACCGATGCCCCGTTCAACTTCAGGTTCGCATCGTCGGTCAAAAACGTCTCGATCAACAACCCGGTTGTGGAAGGGCACACGTACGCCAACCTTGTACGGTACGGCAGCCCCGCACCAAACTCCCTATCCGTGTCCTCCGGCGAGGCCGACGTGTACGGCTGGGATACCTGGTTCGTCGACGGCACGGCAGGCGAAATCACCGCGCTTGATACCTACTCCCCCAACGTCAACGACGAGCTGACCCTCCTCGCCACCAACATCACACCGGCAACTACCACCACGTTCATCCAGCCGCGCACCGGATTCCTCATCAAAAGCCCCTGGTTTCCGCTCACCAACGGCGACTCGCTTACCCTCAAACGCTACGAGGGCGGATGGCGCGAAATAGGCCGTGCCGTCGCTCCCGTCTCGCTTGCATGGACCACAACCGGCGCCAATCAGTCCATCAACGTCTCGGGATATGCGTCCGTCACGTTTAACCTCGGAGTCGCGTCCTCCGTGGATAGCTTCACCGCCGACTACACCATCCAGAACAACACCGTCCTCTACGTGCGCGCCATCACCGGAAGCTCGGCCGTCACACTCAACAACGGCACCGGAAACATCGTGACCACCTCCGGGTCTGACCTCACCCTCGACAACATCCGCGTGTACCTCCTGTTTTGGTCAGGATCGGCCTGGGTCATCGCCGCCTGATTCAATTTGTCTTGGACAGGACGGAGCGGAGACCGAGCTTGCGTGTGTCATGGGATGCGTTTGCTGACCAGCTCTGAGAACCCACTCTCCCGGCCCATGCGATCCACGGCCGTCACCGTAAAGTAGTACAGGCCGGGGCTGTCGGTGATCTCCAGCACCGCACTCGTCGCCGATGGATCGCGGATCTCCACCACGTTCGACAGGGGATTCTCGCGAGGGCCGAAGTAGATACGGAAGCCCACGAGATCATCCCCCAGTCGCGTGCCGTCGATGCGCTCGGAGGGTGGCGCCCAAGTGAGCGTTACGGGTTCGCCTCCACCTGAAGGGTCGCAGTCGTCCGGTCCACCGACACAAAAGGGTCGGTGGGTCCTCCCGTGACGAAGAAGCTGATCGAAGCGCCAGTGGTGAACGTTGCTTCTGCCGTGCAGGTCCAGCGCCCAAGGCCGAGTTCGCCCTCGGAGAACGTCAGGTCGGTCTGTGCGCCGATGGTGCCCTCGGCCCGCTTCGTCAGCTCCCCTCGCCCGCGCACCTCGGTACAGGTGGCAGAGAGCTCCGTGACGTTGGCGACCTCGAGCAGCTCCGTCGGCACCGTCACGCGGATGACGTTGTCGAACGGGGGCTCGGCGGCGGCCACGGAGGACCACAGAACAAACAGGCCGATCACGGCGAGCAGGATGAACACGAGCGCTCGCATCATGACCCACGCGATACAGAACTTGATTGCTTTCAGGATCATGCTCTTTCCTCCTCGTTCTTATCCATCATCACGGGGAATTTGCCAGTAGCGCCTGATGCTGTCTTCGTCTTTTTGCCGGTCAGGTGCCAAGCACTCAATAGCTGCACAGATACACATCATTGCGACGATGACCCATGCCTGCTCGTTGTGTACGGCAAGGGCTGCAATCCATATCTGCAAGCTGATAACGCGCGTGCCGGGACTCATTCCTCCTCCACCTTCTTCAGCAGGACGCGGTAAGTCCCCTCCGCAGGAAGTATCATCGCAGCGCAGCGCTTGCTGTCGTCGAGCAGGCAAAGATTCAGGATTTCTCGGCAACCTTGAACCCTGCCTCCATCAAGCCAGCCTTCGCGCTCGTCCTTCTGCGGCGCCTCGACATGGAGAGCGGCAGCAAGATCGTCAAGTGCGACGCCGAGCCAGGCCTCGTAATGCCCGCCGCCCAACAGCTCTTCCCAAAGCGCTACGTCCCCATTCGGATGAAAGCCCGCGACGCCCTCGCTTTTTTCGATCAAAACGGTCATCGCCTCGTGCATAGCGGTAGCTGCAGCTCGGAGCCCAGTCTCCGGAGGCGGCACAGCTTCGTCCTGGGTGTCGTCCTGCGCCAGCGTCTTGCGCCGATGCTTGATGAGCACGCTGTCGTCATCGTCCTTTAGGAAACCGTCGAGTGCGGAATCTTCTTCCGTGAGCGCAGCCTCCCGCGCGAGCATTGCGTCGCGCTCGGCCTCCGCCCGCTTCGTGGCTTCTTCCCACGCGCGCCACGCCTGATCTACGTCTGCGTCGCGGTACTGGCCCGGCCACGGCGTGTCACGCGAGCCGGGGAAACGGTCGATTCTGCGCTCATACGGCGGCGCGCTGATCCACGCCTCGAACTCGTCTCGGTTGCTCATCGCTGATCCTCCTCGCCTGCATCATTCTCCTGCGAAATCCCGTCGCGCCAAGCGAGCAGCATCCTGCCTAGCGCTTCCGCCTGATCGCCGGTCAGCGTCCACATGTGATTGTTCTCGGCGCAGTCTCGACGGCGGAACTCAAATAGAACCAGCTCGCCGGGCGCGTCGCCGCATTCCGAGAGCACGTATTCCGCGCCATCCTCGGGGAACACCGGCTTGCGCGTGGTCTCTACGTATGCGTCATGCATCACTCTCCTCCCTTGATGCGGCGGGCCATGATCTGATAGCGCCCCGGCTGCTGGACGACAACGCTGACCTCGGCAACCAGAACCTCTGGACCACGCGAGTACGGAAACATTCCGGTG